GCATTGTTGCGAGGCCGCTCGACCAGTTTCGGGCCGAGTACCGCGGCTGCAAATTCCAAGTTCGGTACGGAAAACTCCAAATTGTTCGCGAGGAGATACTGATTGAGCATCGCGTTGTTGGCCTCGATCGGAAGATAGTCTTTATTGAGGGCAACAAATTCACGGGCGATGCTCATGCGCGTCTGCGTGTCTAAAACTTTCGCCTGCCGCGCTACCTCCGTCGTCATTTCCTTCAACGGTACGGCGGACTCTACCACACGTCGAACAGCGTCCGCAGCTTTTCGTGGATCCTGAATGTCCAAACCTACTTGCACGTTCTCATCGGGCGTCAGTGCTTTTGGCTTCATTTCGACCGGCGCAGTTCGCGCGGTGGGCTGCCTGCTGCTCAGAGTTTCAAAGCGCCGACTCGAGCGATCGAGCGCGCGCGCCACTTCAAGGTTCGCCTGTCCGAGCTTGCGCACCAGTTCCGCGGGGGTTTCGCCCACGAGATTCGTGAATTTCTGCTTTCCGTTTCGGTCGAGCAGGGGCTTCCCTTCTTCATCCGTCAGGCCGAAAGCGATTGTGTATTTTGTCGTGCCGTCTACTACGATTTCCTGCATTTCCATCGTGTCGGTCGTCATTGTGTCATCTCCAATTCATTTTTGACTGCTCTGGAGCGTTGTGCTTCCTGCTCCTCGAGAATTTTCCAGTTGCGCTCGATCTCTCTTTTGGCGAGTTCGTAAGTCAGCTTCATGCCGTTTGCGACTGCGCAGATGCCGTCGATCTTCGTCACGCGATTGGGATCGTCGGGCTGGACGTTGTGAACCATCTCCAGTTGCCCGCGCATGTGCGTGCCGATGATCTTCTCGAGCAGCACGGTCATGCCGGGGTGCCGGGTAATCGATCCAAGGTCGACTCGTTCGGTGGCAGTCAGCGGCACTGGATTGTGCTTTTCCATTTATCCGACGAGCCCCGTTCCCTGCTGCTCTTGGCCGATTTGCAGGGCGTGTTCGGCCTGAAGCACAGCCGTCTTCTCTCCCGCACGCGCGAGTGCCTGATCGAAAATCTGCTGTTCCTTCGCCTGCTGCGCCTTGTCAAATTCCGCCTGCTTTGCCTGATTCTGTTGTGCTGCGATACCAGCTTTCGAGTTCTGGTCGCGACGCTGCTTCTGTGCCGGAGTCATCGGCGTAAAGAATTGCTGGCTGAATTTGAAGCCCGAAAGGTCCGCGAAACTCTTTATCCAATCCTTGAAATTGAAAACCATATCGGCTTCGGCCGCGGCCTGAATGAGCGCCGGGTTGATGGCGATCTGTTCGATCACCGAGAGGAATTGTGCCATTTCGCGCTTCGGGCCAAGGTGCGCGCCCGCGAGGACTTCGTAGTTCATCTGCGCGCTGCGATATTCCACATGGTCAACGTCTTCGATTCCCTCTTCGCTCAAGATTTCGCGAAGGGCTTGCGTGGGTAGAAGCTCGTTGTTCAGGTTGTCCATGATATAGAGCCATGGAGTGAACACCTGCCGGATGAATCGCTCGGTCGCGCCGTCGAGGCGGCCGGCAGCCGCAGCGCCCACGAGGCCAGCACCGGTTCCCGAGCGCATGCCGGTAGACTGAATGCCAGCGGCTCCGGCGCCCATTGTGACCTGCTGGTTCGCTCCGGCCGATTCGAGGGACTCCGCTTTGTTGTACTGGAGAATCTGCCAAACCTCAGACGGCACTTTCGGCATTTCGAGCAGCCCAATTCCCTTGCGCACATCGTCGCCTTGGATCTTCAGCACGTCGCCTGAGCCCAGCGAGATTTGCTGTGTCGGCGTGTTCCATCCCTCGATCATGGTGAACGTGGGGTGCAGGGGGTACGCGGCGACTTCGAGCGCAAGATTCTCGGTTCCTTGGGCCACCATCTGCCGCGTCCCTATCACCTGCCCGAGTCCTTGGCCTATCAGTGAATCGCGCAGTGGCCGCCAAACACTCGAAAGGTAGGTGTGCCCCGTGCCGCCGGCGCCTTTGGAGATTTCTGCGAAAGGATTCTCTGAATTGCGAATCAGGATGCAGTCGTTTCCATGGCAGAGCACCACGATGATTGCATTCGCGTCCTGCCGTTCCACGATTGCGAGAGTTGCGCGAAGAGGATCGGCGCTTGTATTGAAGTTCTGTGGGGTGGCGTGAACGATCTGCGCGCGCATCCCTTCCGGCATGGTCTCGACGTAGTTTGCAGGCTTGGCCGTTTTCTTGTCGCGAAAGAACCAATCGAGCAGGATGTCTTTCGAGGGGATCGAGTATTCCTCGTTCTGGCGAAGTCTTTCGAGGTCGTCCCAATCGACGTATCCCCACTCCACCGTCCACTTCGCCTTGCGGATGTCACATTCTTTGCAGGAAGGATCGGCGCCCACGCGCGCGAGGTCTTTCTTCTCGATGAAGGGGCGCTTCACTTCCCTGGTGACATACTCAAACTCGATGGCGTCAGAGTCTTCGGTGTGGATGACGGTCTTAAAGCCTGTGGGCGATTCGTCTGTGATCGGAGCCTCTTTGCGCTTGAATTTCCGGAAACGCCGCGTCTCTTCGTGCCAGCCCCACTTCAGGAATACCGTCCCACGCAGGCCGCAGTCGTAGACTGCAGCCTCGAGCGTCTCGACAAAATTCATATCCTCAAGCTGATAGGAGAAAACCGCCGTTTTCGCCCTGATCACATCGTCCGTTGTGCCTGGGCGAGGTCGCAGCAGGAACATTGGGTCTTCGTAGGTCATGCCCCCGACGATCTTGGGCACCACCACGTCGAGCGTATTCGAAAGCAGGAAGTTCGGGACACACGCTTTTGTGCCGACGCCCTGGCCCCATGGTGACATCGATTGCGGCGATTGAACCAGGGTATCGGCATCGGTCCACCGCGCAGCCCAGTTAACACCCCCGGTTATATAGGCGTCCCAGGTGTTCATGTCCCTCATGCAGATTTCGACCGCCGCGGCGTCCGAATACTGATAGCCCGTCTCGGTAAAGCGAAGGTCTTTCCGCGTGATTTCGTGGTTCTGAGGGATGATTTTGGCTTGGGCCACAGGGCTCATGCGGCCCTCCGCAGGTACTCAATCGCTTGGCGGCCGATAAACTCGGAGTAGGCAGGCGGGATGGATTCGCTTAGTTCGCCGCGTGTCATCCAGTCAATGCCCATCGCGGCGCGTCCCACTGCGATTTTGTTCTTCCGGCCGGCAGGTTGACCATGCCTGCGATTGCGGCATTCGTGTCCGAAAATAACGAAATAGTCCTGGCCCTTGCATTGGCAGGGGGGCGTGAGCACACCGAAACTGCACTCAAAGAGCCGATGACGCCGAACCTTCGTATCGAATGAAAGTCCGCAGAGAAGCACCGGGGTAATGAGCGGAGAACCCACCACGTTTTCAATCACCCACGGTTTTCCCCAGCACTCGAAGCGTTCCCTTACCGCGGGAATCAAGTCTGGGTGGGAATGGGCGTTTTTTGCTGCATTCTGGGCGACCGTGTATTTCTGGCACGGTGGACTTGCCCAGAAGAAGTCAAAGCCCACAAGAGGGTGATTCAAAGCGTCGGCCTGCACAAATTTGAACGGGTACCTTGGTTGTGGCTTGATGTCCACGCCTGTAACGTCGAAACCTGCGCGATGGAGGCCCATGCTTGCGCCACCGGCACCGCAGAACAGGTCAAGCGCGCGCGGCTTCATAGGTGAATCCCTGAATTACCGAAGATCCACGCGGGACCGATGTCCCGCACAGGTCCAGCCTCCACTTCTACGTTGGGCGTAGGTGGGGGCGGCGGAGACTGGAACACCGTGCGGTATTGGGCTTGGTCGTGTTGACGAGCAAAGTCTTCGCGCAGTTCTCTTGCTTCGCGCCTCTTGCGCTCTGCGTCGGTTTCGCGCGTGGCCTCTTCCGGCGAAACCTCGCGAGGGATGATGCGCTGCAGCTTCGAAATGGCGTCGGGAATGTCGTCTTTGCGCCTGGGGTTGAATCCGGTGAACCGGACAAACTGCTGTGTCGTGATTTCCATCCAATCGCCGTCGACGAACCACAGGCGATCGTCGTTCAGCAGCGTCTCGAGTCCCTTCACCCAATTGCGCTTAGAGCCTGAGCCCATCTCGATCTCGCGCCAATAGAGAGGCAGGTAAGTCCGTTTCGTCGCCATCGAGATGCGCTGCACTTCGGCGCCAAACAGTTCCCAGCCATGGAATTTCTCTATTTCCGTGTAAAGCGCGTCCCATTTCCAGTGGAGTTTCACGACTTCCTGCGCTGTCAGCGAATCCCTCCACTTTCCATAAGACACTTCGAGGACGTAAAGCGAGCGAGTTACCGGGTCTGCCCATCCCACTGCTCCTGCCGAGTAGTCCGATTGCACCTTTTCGCCGTGCGCCGTGTCCCAGCGGACGATCGGCCTACGCACGCCCTTGGCTGGTCTGGGCACCGCGGTCAATAGGATGGTGTGCTTCTGAATGTCTTCGGCGTCGAAGTGGATCAGCAGGTCTGAGCCGGCCGGTTCGTTTAGTTGCTGGCAGCGAAACTGCTTCTCGTTCTGCCGGCACTTCTTGATGAGCACGTTGAACGGCATCTGCTCTGGAAAGTAGAGTTCGACCATGTGCGACTGAAGCTGCTTGATGGGCAGGGCAGTGTATTCAGACTTTACGGTCCAGGCCGAGCGGCAGAGATACTTCAGGGCGTTCGAATCAGGGTACTTCTTCCACTCGTCGATGCGCGTTCCATACCAGTCGTCAGGGGCGTAGCGCGTTCCCAGGTGATCTCTGAAGGCGTGCTTGTCAGGGCGATTCTGCGAGATGTTGTCGTACTTTTCCTTCAGATTCGCTCGAGTCTCTTCGGTATTAGAGTTTTGCTCGTTTACGACGTCATCGCCCTTCCACACGTCGCAGTGCCAGCCGGCTATGGCGCCATCAATCGAGTTGACCGTAACCGTTGGAGTGCCGGGTTGGGGATGGGTGCGCGCTGGAGTTGTGAGGGGCGCTAGGCTCTCTCCGTCCTCACCCTCGATCACGTATTCGGGGAAGAGGCATTGGAAGAAAGTAGCCTTAGCGCCCTCGCGTTTGAAAAAGAAGCCCTTCACTTCCTTCAGGAATTTGCGCGAAAGAGGGCCGGATCCGGTGATGATGAAAATCCGAATGTCGGGGCAGTTCAGCATCCACTGGACGCAATCGACTTTGTTCGCCGTAGACTTGAAAGCTCCAGTGGGGCAGAGCTGAAGCATCTCTTTGGTGGGATCGCCACCGCCTCTGGTAAGTGTGTCAATCTTGACACGCATCTCATCGAGCGTCCATCCATCGTGGTAAACGCCGTCAAACTCCTTCTGCGCGAAGCAGTCGACCATTTCGCGATGGACGTGCTCGACGAAGCCGGATCCGGACTCAGGCGTGCCAATACAGTCGTGCCCGAGCCAGTAGAGGTCTTTGCGCGCCTTGTCTCTGAGGTCAAGCCACTCGCGGAAGGATGGCGGTTTCTTAAGCGTGTGCGAAACCGCCATAGCTCGCCAGAGCGGGTGAAGCAACTTCAGGGGTCGGCATTCGGAGCGGTAGTAATACTCGTTGAAGTTCTCAATGTCTTGGGGAAGCGGGATGTCGCGAAAGTCGTAGGCCCAGCGAATAGTCTTCGGTGGCGGGGAGGCTTCATCCGGCGATGCCGTCTTTATACTCACATCAAAGGAGTCCACTCGGACGCTACCTCGTCTCGCGTCCGCCCTCTCGCTGGTAGAAGGACCGACCGCCACAGAAGTTTTTGTCATCAGAAGAACGTACTTAGGCACCAGAAGAACAGCCCCGCCGCAATCAGCTTCGTGCGATACGGTTCAACCGGTGCGAGCCATCCGAACCCCGCCAGTGCGAACAGAACTACCGCCAAGACCACAAAGATCAAGTGCAGTGGGGCGCTGTTTCGAGCTTCCATCGCTCAACCTCCATCCGCGAAATTTCTTCGACTTTGACGTAATCGGGGAAATCCCAACCACGCCGCCAGTAGTAAGAGACAAGCAGGCCGTTCATCTTCTCGCGCGAATACGCGAATATCGCCATTCCTCTGCCAATCGCCATCAAACCGCGCCTGCCATGCCTCCGCCGCCCGCACCAGCTTCCATGGCCTCTTCGGCCGGTTCGCCTGCTCCGCCTCCGAGATGCTGCTGCATCGAATCCATCATCCCGTCGTGGTCCATGACCGCGTGCTCGACGTCCTTCTTGGGGTCGCCGGACTCGTGGTGGTGGTGGATTGTATGGGAACCGTCATGGTGGTGGTGAATCGTGGAGTGACTGTATTCGTGCTTTTTAGCCATGTTGTCTCCGCTCGATTGCGGCTGCTTGCCAATCTGATCGCCAGTATCCATTCCCGAAATCGGCGTCGGCGGCATCTTGCTCGTCGCCTTATCCAGAAACTCACTCGAGATGCTCTTGCCAACGCTCATTTCGGGTGCCGCTTCTCGTAGGCTTCTTGGTACTCGCCGCCGTGAGCTCTTTCGTTTCTCTCTTCTGAGAGCTTGATAGCCACGGCCTGCTTCTGCGAAGTGACCTTTTTGCCGGAACCTCCCGATTTCAAGGTTCCGGCCTTCCATTTCTTCATTACGTTCTTAGACGGCATCGGACTAGGCGACGGTCAGTGAGAACTGGCTCAGGAATGCCTTGTTGGTCGCGTCCGACACGCCGAACGTGACGCCCATGACGAAACTGTAGTTCGTGGTCGTCAGGTTCACGCCGGTAAGGTCCGTGAGCGTGCAAGCGCCTGAAACTCCGTTGCACACAAACACAGCCGAATAAATCTGCATGACTCCCGAAACAGAATCGGCCTGCACTCGGCAACTGAACGCCCAGGGATAGTTCGCATTGGTCGTGAGCGACTGTACCGAGGTCAACGTCGCCATGGTCGTATTCGATCCCGACGTCAGCGATGTGCCTTGCTGGAAAAGGAAGTTAATCGTGGGCGAGGTGCCGTGGACAAACAGGTACCCTGAAGCTGAGACGGAAATTGCCTGTTGCTCGTATTCGCCAGTACCGCGGATCTGCACCGTAGCGCACGCGCCGGGCAAGGTGGGAGCAGGTGAACCGGATCCAAAGGCGGAAGGAATGCCCGAAGTGTTCGCAAGCAGGTTGGGGAAAATCTTGGTGGTGGTTCCAGTTCCGCCGACGCTAACCGGCGTGTACGGCCCGATTCCAGGTGCTACGGAGAATGGCTCTGACATGATCG